AACTGCGGTAGTCTAAACTCTTCCCACATCCAGCTCCAGTCCTGTTCATTGATAAGCAAGTAGCCTGTTTTAACTATACTTCTATGAAAAGAAGTAGTCATAGGACTACCAGGATATACAATGTTACGCTGACTGTTACTATGGGAGTGTAAATCTCCGGAAAATACTACAGGAAAGTCTTCGAACCTGTCTAAATCTACTTCTGGCTTAACGTGTGGAGGTATTTCTCCACGAACATGAGTAAACAGAGGTTGACTTGTATTAAACTGCTCGATGCTACCCTTACGATGAAGATCTGTGTAAGGCAAGATACCATAACCTAGATCCTCGTCAACGTAAGAGATGTCTACAATGTGTATCAGAGGGTTAATATCTCTAGATACTTGCTTTAGCTGTGTAAAGAAGGTTTTGTACTTCTTTGTAGCCTCATGGTTTCCATCGTAGATAACGGTTGGAATCTTTACTCCACGAATAAACTTGAAGTAAAGTTCCAACTCTTCCATATTTGGCAGTCTATCAAACAGATCACCACCTATAATGTGCATATTGCACTCTTTCTCAAGTTCATACACTTGCTCAAAGAATAGATTATAGCGGTTTAAAGCCCACGATACTGGGACGTTCTTCTGTCCCAGCTTTATGTGCCAATCTGCTGTGTATAAAATCATCCGATGTTGAACTCAGCTTCGAGTGCTTCATCATCAGTTTCCGCGCCTGCATTGCGTAGGCGATCTAGCAGTTCTTTCTGTGCGTCTGCTGTTGGGCGAGGCATAACATCGTCCATAGACTTGATGTCAGCAACAGTTGCCAACTCGTCTTCTGTCAGAGCGCGAGGCTTGCACTTCAATGCCTGTAGCTGGTACTCAACATTGTAAGGCAGTGGGCCAGTCTTTACACGCTTGAAGCAGATGTCCCAACCAGACTCTAGGTCAGTTGGATCGCCAAGATCTTCAGCAGCTGTAATTACTTGCTCCCATAATTTTTTCTTCAGGTTTACTACTTTCAGTTTGCCATCGTTAGGGTCGATAGCTTGACAAGCGTAGCTCCAGCCACACTTGAGGTCTGGGAAGTATTCACGAACCCAGTCTTGTTCTTTGTTGTTGAATCGCTCGGCATTGCGATCAAATGATAAGCACTCCAAAGGAATGTTTTTGCCGTTCTCACCCTCAATCCAATAAACGTAGCGAGCAAGGATGTCGCCAACGATACGCATTTTGTTATCGCCGTCTTTGTACTGGAAAGTGTTGATTGATGATTTTTGTGCAGAACCTTTCTGCTGATTGAATGAAATTGCCATTAGTGTGTATTCTCCAAATTGACTTCTTCATATAGAAAGTGAATCTTATCACCATGTATACGAAGTAGGCTGTTGTCTTCGATTAAATCTAAATCTACAGGACAATGTAGTAGATCTAGTGTGGTTTGTTGTGTTGCTATGTAATCCGCCATGCTACGAATCGCAGCGAGGGCGTAATATATTGCCACATCTCTGTGGCTGTACTTATAAGCGTTCAGTGCCATGACATCTGCATGAAGCAAGAAACTTGTACCATTGAAGGACTTGTTCGAGTACTTGAATATTGGATCGTATTTGTTTTTCGGTATTTGCTTCTGTATAAGCATTTCCATGATACGGCAACATTCAAGCGGACTGCCTTCCGCTTCGTCAAAAACTCTTTCCCAGCTAAATAAGAACACGTATTATACTCTCTTTTAAGTAAGTTGTCAAGAACTATTTTTTTAAAGGTACTTCATCGACCAATCCTGTTTCATGTAAAACCCTACCCTATTCGAGGCTTGCCTTTGCGCAGTCTTACCTCGTAGGTGGATGTCCACAACTACTGGATCAATCTTCCCTTCTTTCTTTCGTATTACCCGACCTACTAACTGCGTAAGTAGGGGCTCATTGTTTACAGGTGTACCCAATATCAGGCAGCTGAGGTTATCAACAGATATACCTTCCGAGAAAATTGCCTGCGTTCCGTAGAGAACATTAGCGTCCCCGTAGAGAATTCTGTCTACTAGCTTCTCTCTTTCCTCATGCGATACCTCACCTGTAACACATACGGCTTTTTCACCTGTCAGCTCGGCGCAGGTCTTAAGAAACCCAACTCGATCGCTTACTACAAGGACTTTATGTCCTTTGGCAGCATATCCTGCGGCTAACATTGATATTGTATGCCGATATTCCTCATCATTTGCTAACTTTGTCACTCTGTTAGCCCAAGGTATCTTAGCACCGTCCATGAATCGTATCTCAGAATGAACTAGATGGATACTTGGTGTCATATAGTTCTCTTTTGGTGGCTTGAATAGCTTACTACCAAAATAATCTCTAAAAACTACGTGCTTTCCGTCTTTTCTTTCGATAGTTCCTGACAATCCTATCTTGTATCGACAATAATTTGTGTCGAGAATCTTAGAAAAGGTCGGACTACTAACGTGGTGCATCTCATCGAGTATGATAGTGCCAAACTCTTTACGAATCTTATCAATATTACGGTACAAAGTCTGTGTATTCCCGATAACGATAGGAGCATCAAGATTAAACTGTCCGCTACCTATGATGCCAGGTTCAATTCCATAGACTTTCTTTACTTCTTTTGCCCACTGATTACGCAGTGAGACAGTATGGGTAACTACAAGTGTTTTTTGACCTAACTTACCTGCAATTGCAAGACCTGTAAAAGTCTTTCCCCAACTGACCCACGCGTTGACTATAGCATTATCTTCGATCTCATCATATACGGCTTTCTGGCTAGGTCGCAAGTCAAACTTGAACTCAGGAAACTCTACTGGCTTCTCAATACGCTTATCGACTATTTCATAGTGATCTGGGATCAAATCCATGCGTCCAATCGGCATAGAAATCAACCCGTTACGAATTAGTCCCATATTCTTGATCATCTGAGGAGGATCAAGTGGGTTGTGCGTAGGAATAGCATAAGTAAGCTCATCGTCGATTTGCTTTTGCAATTCGGCGGTGCATTCCATGTATATTCTGTTACTAACGACTGCTTTCATATTATAGCTCTAGCTCATTCTTAGCAATGATGTATGATTTAACGAAATCTGAACGCACAATATCTTCTACTTGAAAGTCAATAAAGTCGAACAGTTCCATACGTTTTAATACCTGCATAAAGTCTTTCATTCCGCTTTGGTTCTGCTTTAAATCCGCTTGGCGGAAGTCACCACAGAAAATAACTCTACAATTTCTACCCATTCGAGTAATAATTGAGTCTAGTTCATGAAATGACATATTTTGACACTCATCAATCAAAATAACTGCATCTTTGAGTGTAATTCCTCGTATATAAGAGGTAGTCATAAATTCTACTATGTTTTTCTGCTTCATGATGCCATAAGCATCGCCTCTCTGGAACAATTCGTTAGCAATGTCCTTGTAGGGTTCTTCGTATACAGACCCTTTTTCTTTCTCGTTACCTGGGAGGAAACCAATATCACGAGTAGGGACAGCACTACGAATAATTACTAGTTTTTCGTAAATACCTTTAGACATATCATCAAAGGCAAGGTAGCTCGAAATGAAAGTCTTTCCTGTACCGGCTAAACCATGCAAAATCAAATGTTTATTTGATTCGAATGCTTTAACTTGGTTACGGGTTAGTGGTTCAATTTCGTGTAGCTCAAGACTTGCTCCTGCAAGAGTCCTTCGTTTCTTAGCCATATTATACTTTTCTTCTAGTGTCTTTGAGTTTCGTTTCTGAATACTCGTAAAGCATCCACGGAAGTCCATGTAGATGCAAGATACCCGCCCACTCCATACCAGCAGCGGGAGGTCGTGGTACGGTAAAAGGTGTTCTTACACCCTTTACTCGTATTATAGATGCAGTTTCTTTCGGCACTACATCTGTAATTTTCATATACTTTAGTTTACACATCAGTGTTTTCTGGTATGCAAAAGGCACACCCTTCGAATCAATAAAGTAAGGGTTACTCTGCTTCAAGATACCATTATGAGACATGATAGCTCGTTTTAATACATACTTATCCCTAAAGGTAGTCTGCATTCTGCGAATACCAAGTGTCTCACCATCCATATTGGTGTCGTCCACTAACTGGTCATTGATAAACAACAACCCGTCAGCACGAGTCCAGTCCCCAGACTCAATCTTATAGACTGGAAACTGTATCTTGTCTATATCTCTATATGTCAGAACCATACATCTTCTCGAACTTGCCGCCTGAATAATCTTCGTGAATAATCTCGAAGTCACAGCCTACTGGTACGCCTGGGATAGATATACCTCTATCCATTTGAATGAACTTGGCTAACTGCTCCATGTACTCATCAACTTCTTCATCTGGCACTTCTGCAAGAATGGAATCGTGTACTAGGGCAAAGATACGTGCTTTCTTACCTTTTGCTTTAATCCACTCACCCATATCAATAGCACCTAAGAGGTTAATATCAGAAGCAGCAGACTGCACCAGAAAGTTAAGACCAGACCTAATGCTATGACTTTGGATACCCGAATCTGTAGAGGCGACATTTGGTAATCTCCTTTTGCGACCGAAGAAACTATAAATGAAGCCATTCTGTTTGATGAACTTCTGGTTGTCCTCGATCCAGCTTTTTAGTTTATGGAACTCCTCGAAGTAATCATTGATAACCTCAGTAGCTTCTTGTGGGCTAAAGTAACTGCCCGAATCTTTTGTAACTTGTTCACTAATCTTCTTTGGCCCAGCACCATACATAATACCGAAGGTTACAGCTTTAGCAGCCTGTCTCTTAGTTCCGTATAGCTCTGCTACTTCAGAAGCCTCGCAAGGTAGCTTAAACACTCGCTTTGCGATCTGTGAGTGGAAGTTACCACCTGCCTTAAATACGTCCATCAAGGCCGTATCTTTTGCTAGGATAGCGGCAACATATACTTCTGCAGTTGTCAAATCCATTGCGACAATCTTATGCCCCGGAGCTGCTTTGATACAACCTTTTACAATAGGGTTGTCCCTAGGAAGCTGCTGCATATTAAGTTTACCACTAGAACTGAGACGACCACTAGTTGTACTATGGAGATTAAAACCTGTACGTAGTCTAGAATCCCTATCCAATTGTGGTATGATTTTGTCCAGATAAGTATTCTTAATTTTAGACTTCTGGCGGATTGATAAAATAAGCCCTGGGACTTCAGATTGCTCAGAGAGGATCTCAAGTACTTCTGCATCTGTGCTGTTTGCTCCTGTACCAGTTTTCTTTCCAGTTGGATTAAGCCCAAGGAAATCAAAAAGTAAGCTCCGAAGTTGCATAGTGCTGTTAGGATTAAAATCTTTTCCATTTAGTTTCTCAAACTGTGCGATGGCGGGGTTCTGATAAAGTTCTGCTACTGCTGCGTCGATTTCGTTTTGCATCAAGGACTGAGACTTTACTAGTCTGCCTTGATCGAAAGGTACGCCATTGTCCTGAATATCTGTAAGAAATCTACAGCCTGGGATTAGAATATTATCGTAGACTTTACGCAAACGCTTGTTTTGCTTAATTTTTACAAACTTCTCGTAAAGTAAGAAGGTACACGCAGCATCCATACCTGCGTAGAGTTTCATGATGTCAAAAGGAATATCACCCCAGTTAAAATCATTTTTCAGAATACCATGTTCTTTACGATAGTTGTCGATCCAATCGTACATTGGTTTCTCATAGTCGCCATACTTTGTATACTTCATAGACAGCTGCTTCAATCCATGAGTACCTGGGTTCTCATCAATCAAATAGTGTAGAAGCATTGTATCTTCAAAGTTGGGAAAACTAAAGTTGAAGTGGTACTCAAAGAATGCCAAATCGAACTTAGCATTATGAAATACTACTGTCTTCTTATCAAACAACTCCTGAAGGAGGCGCTCTGACTCTTCACCTAGGCACTCTGTGTCAATATAAGCCCCTCGGTCTGCTTCGTAAGAAAGCGACAGGCCGAGCATATGTCCGTCACGAGGATACAACCCCGTAGTTTCTGAGTCAAGTGCAATGTAAGGGAGAGGTGCATCAATAGCTGCTTGAAAGAAAGCATTAGCTTCCGCAGTATCTTGAATACCCCAGGCATTGTATGTTGTAATTACAGTGTCTTGCTTATTGTCGGTAATATACTCTAGAATACTCTTCTTTGAGTCGTCCCACGTGCGTTGAGCTTCTGGTTTGAAAGCTAACATGGCTGGGTTAATAATAGGAAGGAACTTCTCTTCTACCTTTTTTCCTGAGTACTCTGTAATAGAGTTAATTGGTGTAAAGTATTTAAGTGCGTCGCTACCTACTAAAATAACCCAGTCATAGTCGTCTGTATTGATTTGAATGTCGCAGTCTCGCTTTAACACTTTCTTGAGTGTAGGATCTGAACATAACTGGTATTGGTCGAACTCGAACTCATCGTCGAACTCGCGTTTGAAATTGGTCTTGCTTGGTTTGGTTTCTACTAATGCAACCTTAGGCATTTTTCTATTTCCTCATAGCTTAGAATACTGTGTAAATGTTTATCATGCAACCCAATGTTGCGCTGATTTATGTGGAACTGTCCTTCTCCGGTGTTTCCTCTGTGCTGCTTGTTACAGTATCCGATACTGTCATCTATCTCTTTCGTGTGTAATTTATATATTACTAGGCAGTCTGAGAAGAATATGCCGTAATATAATACATCGAATAAGTCCTTCTTAATCTGTTGAAAGTTACAGTCCCAGTGTCTATCCTCACAGTCTTCGTAAGAGATGTCCCTTCGTACTTGTTCATAGATAGCTTCCATAACTGTACTATCTGACACTGGTACTTGACTCTTTTGCCAAGCTCTCGAAAACTTACACTCAATCCGAGTTCCGTCACTTTCTAAATCATACTTTGCATCATTCGATTCTCTAGCATTTATTAGCTTTTTTACTAATAGCTCTGCTACTGTTCCGAATCTTCTAGTGTGTAGCCTGAAGATTCCCTCACGCAACTCACTCATACAGTTTCCTTTTTAGGGTTCGTACTGCTTGCTCTTGTAAAGCCCCAGGATCTGTGTCCTTGAGGCAGATATTTCTGTGTGTTAGTTCTACGTTTTCGCACATAGTTTGCAGTGCTTTTGCAGCTTCCTGACCTGCATCATCGCCATCAAAGAAGATGTCAATAGAGTCTACGCCTTGTATAGAAAGCATACGCAATTTATCTTCATTGATATTTCTTGTGCCAAAGCAGCAAACTGCATTAGTCAAGCCTTTATCGTGCAGGTTAATCATATCAAAGATACCCTCTACTAGAATAACTGTACCCTGTATTGGTTTTACTACTGGGAATAGAGGCATCTTCGCACCCGCAGGCGAGATCATATACTTAGGTGTACCGCCTGTTGTATGACGACCATTGAACGCTGCAATGCGACCAGATATGTCTCGTACCGGAAATACAATGCGTCCGATGTAATCAGGATCTGCGTGCTGAAACGCTTCAAACTTTTTGTAAGTTTCTGGCTTAATACCACGCCAGTTGCCCTCATAGGGCATAACATTCTTGGGAAAAGACAAACCAACACTTTCTGACCTCTTATCTATAATTTTACGTTTTAGTAGTTCTCGTCGTAGTTGTAGTTGGTTTGCCTTTTCCCCAAAATGCGTGAAAAGGTTGCCTTTGTACTCGCATGAAAAGCACTGGTAGATACCAGTCAACTGATCAATACGCATACTAGGGTTTCTATCTGCGTGTTCAGGGTTTAGGCAACTTACTAGGAAGTCGCCGCCCTTTGGAATAAAATAAATGTCTTTACGTTTTAGTAGTTCTTCTACTGTCACCGACCAATATCCTTTACGTTGTCCCTGCTGATTACTTGATAAGCACCTTTGTTATATGCAGGTGCAATTGTATATTTAGAGTCTAGCTTATGGCGTTCTGCGGCTGAAGTATCGTGAGAACCATCATCAACAGACTTGTACTCCGGAAGATTACGACGATAGTAGTCGGATTCTTTTAGCGGTGTAAAATCTGGTGTGTATGTCTTACGTTTCTTTGGTAAAGGTTTGCGTCGTCTACCTGAGGTAGTATGTCGTAAACTGCCGAATGTGTGTGCCATTTGCTTTCTCCCCATTTATGAAACATAATTATACGCAAAATGAGATTGAAAGTCAAGAACTATTTTAAAGATCGTGAACGTCTTCACCGGTCTTATGGGAAGAATCGTCTTTCTCTTTAGGTGTCAAAGCAGTGTCGGGTCCGATTTTTAAGGACTCCCAGTCTACTGTGGATGTGAAAGACTTCATAGAAGCAGAACGCATTTTCACACAATTGAAGGTCATACAACCATCTTCGTGATCCCAGGTCTCTAGTGTATAGGCTGCATCAGCCGCATCGAGAATACCCTTTGCAAAACGCGCTTCACCACTAGCGTCTGTTTGATATGGTGAGAATACAGTACAATCGTATTCTTGTGCCATTGACTTCAATGCTTTACTTACTTCAATCTGCTCAGTCCAGTCATACTGACCGCCACGAGAAGGAAGGTTCGACCGCTTAACCTGGTTGATATAATCAACAATAACGACTCCGACATTCATCGACTTAACCTTTTTATCAAGCTCGGCTCGAATCTTGGCTAAGGTGAGAGATGGATCATAAACTACATTCAACTGTTGAGTCGGGAGGATCTCGCAAGTTGTCTTTAGCTCATGATGGAACTTCTCAAAGTCTCTATGTTTTTTATATTCGGTTAAGCGGTCTTGCCCGTTTATGAAACGATTTGCCCACCAACCAGCGACCTGCTCCCACTCTCCTACACTAAGATTCTTAGTGCGAAGGCGTGAAAAAGGTACTCCAGTAGCGATAGCGCAACATCGTTGCAAGATAGATCGACCATCCATCTCAATAGTGAAATAGATAGCCGACTTCCCAGATTCGTAAACATTGTTTGCAATGTTCGCACAGATTACCGACTTGCCTGCACCTCGTTTACCACCTACCATAACCAAATCTCTAGGGGAGAATTGAATATCGAGGTCGTACTCTTCGTTGAGACCAAGCGGTATGTACTTTGCTAAATCTTCCTCAGGCTCGAACAGTTCAATACGTTGCATACTTTCCTGTGGTTCTTCCAAGTCAACTTTGTCTTCGATGTCGAGGACAATTTGATGGAGGTGATCTACCGATTCTTGTGCATCTTCAAAAGCTACACTGTGTTCGACATAATCTTCGAGCGAGGTTAGGATCTCTTTCTGAGTATATTCGTTCTTCAGGTACTGAAGGAGCATGAACGGCTCAGCATCAACCTTGACGGCTTCTACTGCGTACAGCTTCTCACGAGTACTAGAATCACGAATCTCAAGTTTAAGATCCTCAATCGAGGGCATCTTATGGAACTTCTCAGAATGCTTATCAATGATATTATGCAGACTGTGATACTCACTAGGCAAATAACGCTTATGCACCTGCGTCCAAGTCTCGAAGTCTTGGCACTCAAGTGTGCGTTTAATTAAGGCACTAGCGATGTTCAATGAAATTCTCCCGATTCATATTAAAGATGACAGACCCCGAAGAGCCTGTCATTGGAACTACCGAATATTCAGTAGCTGATGCTAAGTTGGATTAAGCAGAGGCTTTTTCTTTCTTAGCTGCGCCGTCATAGTCAGCGGCAACGAGGCCACGACGAGTCAGCATAGTCTTAACACCGCGAGCAGTCTTGCCAATCGCTTCAGCGATAGACTCAACAGTCTGAGTGCTCAGATCGCCCAAGGAAGCCAAAGGATCTTCTTTAGAAGCGCCTTTAGTTACTTCTTGCTTAGGGATAGCGCCAATCTCACCAGAACGCAACAGGCTCAGAGCCTTACCACGTACAGAGTTGATTGAACGACCCATAGCTTCAGCAATAGCTTCTACGAAAGCACCGTCATTGACGAGCTGAACGAAAGCTACTTCTTCTTCTGGAGTGTAAGTACGTACAGCTTCAACCTTAGGGGCTGGCTTAACGTGCTCGGTCAGTTCCATAGAAAGGATCTTGCCTTGGATTGACTTAGGTGAGAAAGCGCCGTCTTCAAAGTGACCTGCGATCTCAGCATAAGTGTAGTTGCCGCTGTTGTCAGTGACAAAAGCAGACAGGGTAGCTTCTTGAGCGTCGGTAAAAGACTTACCGCCAGCCGCTGAAGCGAGTTCTACGTCAAAGCCCATCTTGCGAAGCTTGCTAGAAATAGAACGTGTAGAGGTTTCAAGCTGGTCAGCTGCTTCTGCAACAGTAGCTTGTGATACGGGGCTTTCGCCACCGACAAATTCAGTTAGTTGAGCAGTACGCTCATCAGTCCACTTAGGTAAAGTTGACATATTTTTATTCTCCAATAAATTGTTTTAGGTTGGTTACAATAGTTACGCCAGCATCCCTGGCTTTAGTAGTTTTGGCGGATTCAATACCGCTTTCATTCACCAGGATCGTGACATCCTTTGTCAGACTGGTCTTGACTGCATAACCAAGCTCTTGTAAGACTTGGTGTGCTTCTGCCTTGGTCTTGTAGCTCACTAGCTTTCCAGTGATGCATACAACTCCTGCAGTTACAGAAGGCGTTACCTTGTTTTCAAACTTGAAACTAAACGGGAGAAGAGATACCTCAAAAAAAGAGTTCTCTATCCAGTTACACAAGTTGATAGCCGTTTTTTCTCCTAGACCTGCTTTGCGGCAGATTTCATAGTCTATTTCTTCAATATCATTGCAGACTTTGGAAAGTTTTTCCGAAGCAGTCTTGCCTACGAGAGGAATACTAAATGCAGGTAACAATACATTTAGAGGGGCTGATTGAGAACGCTCCAGCTCATCTACTAACTTTACGGCAAGCCTATCAGATCCAAGGGCGTGGGCAATGTCATCTAGCGTAAGTGCGTACAATTCCTCTAAGTGAAGAACGTCCAGTTTAACGATAGTGGCAGGACCGAGTCCTTTTATCTTTAGTGTCTTAGCAAAGTGTTCGATAAGCTTGAGAGCTTTCTCCCCACAATGTGGGTTTACACAATATAGAAGATGATTGACTTCGTTCAAAACTGAATCACAGCTAGGGCAATTACTTGGCGCTTCGATCTTGGTCATGGTCTTTCCTCTAAAATTGAATATGTATTATACGGACTTTTAAGATTATTGTCAACAATTATTTTTTCTAAGGTCAAAAAGGATCAACCCTACCAACAATGCGAGGTATAATCTCGCCAGATCGTATAACTTCTACTTGACACCCAATCTCAAGATTGAGGTCGCGTATATACTCAATGTTGTGCAACGTAGCGCGAGATACAGTAGCTTCACCAATCACAATAGGATCTAAGATCGCTACTGGACTAACAACGCCACTTTTACCAAGCTGCCATACAACATCGAGGAGTGTGGTAATCTCACCCGCCTTCTGCTCTTTAAGAGCGAAAGCACCACGTGGGTGTTTAGCAGTATGCCCTAAGTCTTCAAAGTCACGAGTATCTCTGAGACGATATACATCGCCATCAGTAGGATAATCAGTAACATCAAAGTTAGTAACTACGTTCAGTCCCATGGCACGAACGATGCCCATCTCATTTGTCCACGTAGGAACGGAATGAGGGAAAGCATCATAAGCTACAAAGACCAAGGGGCGAGTTTTGAACTCTTCAATGTCGTTCAAACCAAGCGACCCCGAAGCGAAGTTACGTGAGTTAGGAATACTACTAGGAGCAACGACTTCGCCAGTAATCTGCACAACTCCATTATATAAGTCTTTAAATCGACCCACACGATGCAGTTTAGTAGGCACTAGCTCTGCCATTTTGTCAGTAATATCTCTGCCCTGTATACCATCTCCACGAGTTAAAGCTAACTCTAGGATTCCGTTTACATATAGCAAAGATACTGCTGCTCCGTCTAATTTAGGAGTGACAATGCACTCATTAACGTCGAGAGGAGCGTCTGACAAGTCAAAACACTTCTGTAAACTATACATCTGATAAGTATGAGGCACAGCATCTGTAACCTTATACCCTACAGTATTATAGTTATGTTTAGTAGCCAACAGATCAAACTCTACATCTGAGAGTACCGGAGTACCTTCGTAGTAAAGTTTACTTGCTTGGTCTAAAAATTCTCGCATATTATTTCTCCTAAATTTGAAAAGATATTATACGCAATTTCACCAAGTTTGTCAACAACTATTTATAGATATCGTCAATTAAATCCATAAAATTATCTTCTATCAAGGACTTAGATTCTGCGAGGGATAGTATCTCTGTAAGCCCTGCAAAAAGCTCACGAGAGTTACTAAGGTCAAGTGGCATAGCTACACCTTCCGGTGTTGGCTTCCACTCCTCATCAAAGTCCATATAGTACTTGCGTAAGTGAAGATACTCAATACCTCTAAAAGTATTGATAGTTAGTCTGATCTGAACCTCTTTTACTGTATCATAATGTATTACACGAGAATAAGCCTCTGGGCTTTCGTGCAAATCCATTATCGTCTGCCTTCATTCTTGAGAATTGATGACAGCGGCACTACACTAGACACAGCGGAGGGGCGAAGTAAACGATAAGAATCTGTGTCCCAGCAGAAGAAAAGAAGAGTATCTTCAGTCTCTTTAGCGCGATTCTTCTTGCCTTGAATATAAGGTGTCGAAAAGTCTAGGGTACAGACATTGTATTTTAACTTTCTGGAGTGCTCACTACGATAGGTAATGATAGCGTCTCCATAGTCTTGCACTAAACGTGCTAGTTCTTGCTTTTTCACTAGATTTTCCTTTTGTAGTAGTTAGCAATCATTATTGTAACTTACATACTTAAAGGTCATTATTCTAGGTACAAAGAAACCCCGCTAGACGAATCTAGCAGGGTGGTATTACAAATTAACCTTCGTCGGAAAGTAAAGTAGTAATGTACTGTGCAGCTTTACCGGTCAACTTAGAGATGATCTCTTCGTCAACAGACTTACCTGCGTCAGTAATAGCAGCGATAAGAGCTTCTTGAGCGGCTGCTTTGGAGACACGAGTGCCACCAGTTGAGCTACTGCCAGTAGATGCTTTTGCTGCAGGGGTTTTCTTGACGTATACGCCAGCTTTAGTCAAGATCATTCGGACACCATTCGGTGATTGGTCTAGCTCGTCAGCAATGTCTTTTACGATCTCCATGCTGTTCTCTGGAGTAGGCTCTGCCTGTTCGTATAAGTTTACTGCTTCTGCTTTTAGCTCATCTGTCCAAGCCATGTTTCGTTTCCTTTTGTTAGGGTTTTTATTTCCCGGGCAGTTACCCAGGGTTGCAAGCTGTTGTTCGTAGAATCTTTGTCCCATATATTCCTCGATTTCAGAAAAGATATTATACGGGAAAAACAACCATGTTGTCAAGAACTATTTTTTATAACCTGTTTAAATCCACACCATACTTTTTCAAATGTTCTAGTTTACCTAGATCGTATGCTGTTGAGTACGCACTGAAGCCGCCCTGGGTCACGCTCGAAAAGAACGTATCTTCGCTATCGACCTTCTGAACAACGTAGATCTGGTAGGCAGGAGTTGCGTACTTACTTTCGTAATCAACAGTTGACAAACCTTGTTTACTGTCTTGGTACTCTTTGGTCATACGCTTACCTACTCTTACTGCACTATGGTAGATAGCAGACCATGCGATCTCACCTTCGGCAAAATCTTCTGATACACACTCGTCAGGGAAGTAGTCTATTGCTTTTCGTTCTTCTCCTGTCGGTCGTTGCGGGACTCCAACTCCCTCAAGAATAGCTCGTACGAACCCGACGGAACGAAAAAGACGCTTGGAAATATCTGTAACATTCGCTCCTGACAGATAGTCAGTAACCGCTTCAGAAATCTCTGCGTCTGATGCAGGGCGACCACGATTTTGTGACTTACGCTTTTTAACATATGCTTTCTGCTCCAAATGACCCTCGATGATTGCATTCAATCGAGTGGTATTGTATGAGATGTTTAGAATCTCACACGCTTCTTTTTTAGTTATTGCTTTCTGAGTAGCTTCCGTACCCTGCTGGGAAGAACTGGGGTTTAGAAGGCTTATCACCTTCTCGATGTTCTGCGCCGTCAGATTCTCGTAACTCTTCTTCTTGACTCTCGCCATATTCTAACTCCAATAATAGTTCACAATAATGTATAATTTTCTTAATATCTTCAGCACCGTTCTTAGCTCTATGCCGAGTTGCATACTTGATAATGTTGCCCTCGATAAAACCTAGCTCGTTACCGTGGATATACTCAATAGGCTGAATGTTTAGCTCATAGTGGCTACCACCTTCCTGTCTGAGGATACCCCGTAGCGACTTAATCTCTGATTCTTCTTTCCACACAGGTAGTTCTCCACTAGGTGCTATGTTGATCATCTTCTTCATGAACAAAATCCTTAATCATCGGGAACATAGGATTGATAGCATAAGCACAAGCTCTAGCAATATCCATGTGTTCCTTCTGCGTGCCTGGAGTGGTTCGCACATCAATGTAGTGTATCCAGGAGCGTACAGTACCGTGCATATATAGTCGAGTCTTTGTAAGACCTTCTGGTAGAACAGTTCGTGCCTGCTCTTTAGCAATTCCGTTTTCAATAGCCCAGTTGTAGGCTTCAGAAGCTGCATCAATGACACGCTTCTGCTGTGATACCCAGTGCTCGTGGAGCAACTCGTCATCACTTTTAACACTGTTCTGGCGATTCTTGTGATCCTGTAAACGACACTCACGAAGCTCGAAAGGGTATCCCATCTCTTTTGGATCTGCATAACGCTGGCTAAACTCCTGAAAAGCAAAGCTACGATGACGCACGATCTGGTGAGCAATGTCACGAGTAGTATTGATCTCTAGCGTAATACCTGACATCTCAAAAGGAGACCAGTGTTTATGCTTGATGAGATACTTTACTAACTTGTGTGAAGTCAGTTCGTTATTCTGATTCTTTGGGTTTGATACTCTTGCCATGTATGCAATATCTGCAATCAAGTC